CAGTGCTAGTATTAATAACAACAGATTCGCGCTTCACATTAAAGTTAACGTTAACTTCCTGGAACTGTAAGTCAAAGTTCGAAGTGTTTCGTCTCATTATTTGGTAAGCAGAGTCAGAGTTCAATACGGTCGCTTCAATTGTCGATTTTCGGGCAAGGTTATTGTAAAATGTCATAGAGAATGATGGTGCTGAAGGCGGTAATTTTAATAACATTCGGTCTTTCTTCACATCTTTTGTGATCTCTCTCAATCTATACAGTTTGTCATCAATAATAATGGTAAATACATTACTGTTCCTTCCCAAATGGGCAGGTGCAAGAATATATCTACCCCAAGCCAATCCTAAGAGTTGACCTTTAGTATTATCGATAACAACCTGAGACTTCTTAATAAGCTTCTCCATAAGAGAACGGGATCCCTCATCTCGTAAGATTTGTTCTTCCATTTCCATATGTAGTCGCGTCTTCTTCAGTCTAGTAGATTCAGAGCTATCCTCAAAGTTCAGTTTAGTTTTCTTTAGTCGAATTGATTCAGAGCTGTCTTCAAAATTTAGTCGAGTTTTCTTGAGTTTAAGTGATTCAGAGCTATCTTCAAAATTTAATTTAGATTTGTTGAGTTTCATAGAATTTGAGCTGTCTTCTGATACAAATTTTGTCTTTAATACTCTGTTATATCCTTGTCTGAATACTTGTCTTATAGCGCGGTCGTCAAGTTTGGTGTATAGTTTGAATTGTCCAGTCAGTCGTCGTTTATCGTCATCACTAAGTACTATAGAAGCATGTAAACATCGCTGATCACATTTGCAATTACAAATAAGGCGTTTCATCTTTATAATGTCCGCATTAAATTGTTCACAAAAGTGGTCATCGTTGATACAGTGCAAACTGCAGTAATTCATTCTAACGTCCTTTAGGGTTTCATCTAAGTCTTCATTTGTGCAATGCGCACATGTATCCGTAGTATAAGAAAATATCTTATTGTACAACATAATTCCACAATAGGAGAGGATACCGGTTATCAAGGAGAAACCAGCAACCTTACCTATAGCTTCAGAATATATCATGCAATTAAACATTTCCGTTACACTATCAGGTAACATGGACGCAATCCACATAGTAACTTTCGATACGAGATTCATCAGTTTGTCTTTCAGAGTTGTTCCAAATCTTTTAATTGCGTCTACGCAACGTTTCATATATACACCTATGTTTCCTAAAACTTCATACGCTTTACGTTTAAAATAGTCGTAGAGATATTCGTCTTGTTCAGGCATATGAGCTTCTTCTGGCTGAGGGGGATCCTCAGTATCTTCCTGCGCATCTTCAAAG